AATCTTCGAAACGTAATCTTGTTTCAGATTCAGCTTTCAAATACCAGTAGTATCCATTAGCACCATCTTCAGTAGCAATTTCTACCCATCCAATTTGAGCAGTATCAGATCCATTAACAGTATATTTGTTACGGATGATGATTGGAGAGTTAGAGAATTGAGTGAATGAAGGAGTGATTGATTGATAATCGTCTCCAACTAAAGTAGATCCTTTTGCGTACTCAGAACCAAAAACAAAGATTTTAACTAAGTCACCAGCAGTGAATGTAGGAGTTAAAGCAGCAGTTGTATAAGAAGCAACGTCTACAGTTCCAACACCAGGAGTTGGTTTGCTAGTTACAATTGCTTTTAATTCAACACCTGTAGCAGGGTTCATAATAACAATTGTTTGATTGATAGATAATACGTTAGCTACGTAGTCAGCAGGATCAGCAGGAGTAAGATCAACAGGGATGCTGATAGTATTTCCGTCGATAATCTCTACATCATTGTAAGCAACGTGTAATCTGTTTTGTTCTGACCAGATAACCTGATCTGAAGTCATTGGCATTTCAGCCCCTACCATACGTAAGAATCCAGAAAGAGTTCTGTTTCCATAACGCTCTACTTCTGCTTCGTAGATTTCAGGTAAATATTGTTGTGCGAAAGATGAAAAATCAGGATTAGTTGGATCCGTGAAATTCAAATAGTTTGTGTTTAAAGCTTGTTGCTTCTGGGACGGAGTAATACTTCCGAACGTAGGCGTTACATTTGCCATAATTTTTTAATTTTGATTGTTAAATTTGCTTTTTATTTTCAGTTTTGAAGAATCAACGCCGTTAATCGCTTTAACTTTAAATCCGTTAACAAATATTTCACCTGTAGACGTTTGTCTTGGAGTGGTTGATATGTTATTGGATTTTGCAACAATGTCTTTAATAGCATCGGCTTTGCCTTGCTCATAAAAATGATTTGCAATAGTATCCGCATTCTCGGCAGCATACATGGCTTTATGATAACCTTTCAAATCTACAACTTCACCTTTGTCATTCAAGAACTTCTTGATCAGGTTATTTATATTTGATTGTTTATCGGCCACCGTTTCTGTGTTCTGAATTCCGTATCTAAAATTCTTTTCCCCTAATTTGAAATCAAAACCTTTGAATTCTTGTGAGAAAAAACCTTTAGTTTCATTCTTGAACTTTGAATGTAGTGTTTCCACGTTTGCCTGTTCTTCATTGTATCGGTTAAAAAAGTCAACTGCTTTTTGTTGTTCTTTGGATACGCCCGGTCTCAACTTGATTTCGTCGTAATATTTTCCTTTAAGATCTTCCAAAAAGTTTCTGGCTTTTGCAACTTCTTCTTTGAATGCGAGTTTCTTTTTTCTGATGTCTCGCTCATCATCTAAATCTTCATCGTAACTAAATTCATCCTCCATTAAGAATTCAATCTCTTCAGAGTCTAAATGCGGTCTAGATCTTTTATAATATTCTTTTAGTAAAGCTTCATTGTTAACATTGGTATAGTCATGGTTTAATCTTACATAATCCTCAACTGTTCCTCCTGTTTCTTCCATAAAGGAAACAAGTTTGTTAATGTTTTCTGGTAATGCTTTACCGGTATTTTCTTGAACCTCAAGAGCGTTATTTGCTTCTTCAACAAGTGTTGCAGTAGTAGTATCAACTTCTTCCTGCGTTATCTCTTGTATTACTGTTATTACTTCTTCTTGGGCTGGAGCTTGAACGGCAACTGTTTGATGTTCTTGGTTTCCTTGCTCCACTTCTTGCAATCCCAGTTCGGGTTGTTGGCTGCCCAACACGCTTTCATTTGTGTTTTCGATTTGAACGGCATCTTCAGGTGTTTTATTTGTTCTTAAATCTACTTTTGAAATTTCATTAGAATTAACTAATTTTTTCATTGGAGTTCTCTTCTTTTGTAATTTGAAGGCCCCCTCTTGTTTTACTTGTTCTGACATAATATGATAATATAAAATTGGTTAATGTATTCTTATTGAGGATTGAACTGTGATAAGTCAAATCCTGAATCATTACTTTCAAAATCTTTTGGTAATGAATTATTTTTTCTTTGGTCTATTAATTCTGATTGCTGTGTGGCTTGTATTTTTGTTCTTTGATCTTTACGGTCTTCGGCTTGAGCTTGTTTCTGTTGCGCAACACCTAATTGCATTTGGGCAAGTTGCATATCATATTCAAACTTTACAGCCATCTTTTGTTTCTCAAGCATTAATTCTTGTTGCATTCTTTGTATCTCAAATTGAGATTTAGATTGTAATATTTGAATTTCTGTTTGAGCCAATGCTTGTTGCTTTTGTACTTCTGCTAATGCTGCCGCTTCTGATGCCTGAGCGTTTGCTTGACCTTGTGCCGCAATGTTTGCTTGTTGATTTGCTTGATCTCTTTCTAACTTTTTCTTTCTCTTGTATTTTAAAGATTGATTAGCTAGTTTTAAATTCTTAATTTGTCTTAGATCAATTACATCTTCTAAATCAATTCCACCTTGTTGTAATGCAACTTGAATATTTTGTTCAAATTGTGCTTTTTCTGCTTCTTCAGGTTCTAATTCTAAGAAGATACCAAAATCATGTAAATTTAAGTTCTCGATTTCTCTCAGTGTTTCTACATTGGAAACAGATATACTTTCAATAAGTGATTTACGTGTTAATGGGAATTCTAATGAATCTTTAATTCTAAGAGCGATGTTTTCACATAGTCTCAATGTTAAGAATAAACTCGATTGTAATATATGACGTGTTGCAGTGTTTGAACTTGCTGCTGCCATTTTTTGTAAACCAACTAACATATCACTATCCGGCATACTTCCATCTCTTGCTTCATTTAATCCGGTTACATCACGGATCATTTGTAAGTAATACTGGTAAGTGTTAATTAAAGAACTTATCTTAGCGCTACCTGTCGATGTTTGTAATTCTTGGATTGGCACTTTGCCCGGATTCATTCCACCGTCTTGCGACATTGATCTACCTACAATACTACCCGTTTGGAAATACATATTTAATGCCTCTGCCGCATTATAGTTTGTACCATTACCTAAATCAACTTCTGCTAATCCATCAACATCTACAAATACTCCATCGGGAACCATTCTCGATAGCACTTGTTGGATTTTTAAATGCGTTAATTGTATCATATCAGCAAACCCTGTTATACGGCTTACTAATGATTCAATTCTTCCTTTATACATTCTAGGAGCACAGATGGTATAATTCATCTCTACTCTTGTAGTATCTGCAAATGGTCTAGTCATGTTTTCAGCTAGTTCCCATTTAAGCATTTTTTCTAATCCTAATATCTTTGCACCTGAATACAGCACCTCTATTGATCTTGATACTCTTTCGAAGTTATCATTTGCTGGAGGATTAAACGTGTCTGGTTTTTCAAGTGCTTTTTCTAATCCTGTTTCGGTTTGTTTAATTTTAAACACCTGATTAGAATATGTTTTATATTCAAAATATAATACTTGTACAGTATTATCATTTGTATCGGCTCCATAGTAATTACGAGTATAGTTCGCATTACCTGGAAACTTTTCTATTTCTTTTAAATCTGCATCGGTTAAATAAGGAAATTGCTTTTTAAGCTCTTCTAAAGCCACGGACTTAACTTCTCCTACATAATATATATCTTCAAAGTTTGGGTCTTCAGTATAAGAATAAACTAAATTAGCAGGGTCCACATATTCAAGAACTACACCATTGGCTTCATTCCAGTTTGTTTTTGCAGCTCCAATACCTAATACAGTTAAGTCATAGTTTATTCTTCTATTAATTAACGGATACCTATTGCGATCTAATATTTGGTTTATTACTTCTTCCTCTGCAATCTCAACTGCTTGTTTGTAGTCTAATTGCAAATGAATTTCTAATTCTTCTTTTGTTTCAGGTAATTGCTCTGGGTTTGGAGTATTATATAAGTTAACACCTAATTTGCTTTGGATGCTATCTAATAAATCCTTTGCCATCATATCTCTTATGATACCTTCTGCATATTTTGTTTTAGCTTGTACAGCTTCTGGATCTTCAGCATAAGCTTTGATCTCATAGTTCTTAGTAGATATACCATTAACAACTATATCTACAAATTTAGGTATAATAGGAATTGGTTTCCAATCTAAATTAAGATATGATAAATCACCATTAATAGATAACTCATCTTTATATTTTTGTACGGATTGCTCTCCTCTTGCGTAAAGACGTAAATTGTGAAAGTTTTGCCAGTTTGATCCCCATCGGTTTCCTACTCCGCCGCCAACTCTATCTCCACGAAACCATTCGTTCTCAATAGCTCTACCGACTAAAGCCCCGTATTCATAACTTTGTTTTTCTTCATCCGGTACCACCTGACTAGGGAAAGAACTATTATTATTTGTATAAATCATCTATTATATTATTTTTGAACTATAACCTTCATTATTATATCTTTTAAAGTTTAAAGGAACTTTATCCTTTTGGAAATTGCTAGTTGGTGTATACATGTGTTTGTTACATGCCATTATAGCTAATCCTGAACTTATCGAAGCATCATGCTTTGTTCTATTGTTTATGTTGAATCTTGCCCAATCTTCTAATGTCTTTTGAAAATACATATCTCCATATGAATCTCCTAAATCCCCTACGTGATGTTCTATGTAAGTTTCAATCGCGGCTGCGTGTGCTTGTATAATATCTTGTCCTGAGTTTGGTATTCCACCAATTTCTTTTTCAGCTGGTGATAACTTATTCCATACTTTATCAGGTCTATTCATTGAGAAGCCTCTATAACCTCTTCGTTTAAAATGATACAATAATCTTGCTTTGTTATTCTCAGCAAGTATTGGCATACCATAAAATACACAAGCCATTAAAACTTCTTCAAAAAATATCTCAGCTGTTTGAGGCCTTGCAATATATTCTAAGAAGAAATGATTTGCAGGTACATCTTCCATTGAGAACTTTGTAAGCCCGTGAAGAGCACCATTAGATCCTCTATTGTCAACCGTACCTGATATATCATAACTATCACAACCAAATGCGCCGCAGTGTTCATTACCCGGATACTTATACCCATCCTTTATTATTACGCGGTTTTGCATATGTTTAGGTGGTACCCAAGAAATTAAGAATCTACCGTCTTTATGAGGATAAAAATTTACTCTTGTATCTAGTATCCCGTTATCCCACTGAAAGTTACCACGGGTTAAAACCGCTGAGTAACGTAGATCTGCATTGTAATCAATTTGCTCGTATATTTTTGTAAGATTAAACAATGATTGTTTTGTTTCATCTCTAAATGCGTGTTGTTCTGTTCTTGGGAATTGTCGGTAGTATTCATTTAATCCATCTGAATCTGACTTTAAACCATCAACTTCATTCTGCCAGTGTTCTATTACACCTATTTCAATTTCGTTTCCGTCGATACCTTTGATGGGTCTTTCCGGAGTGTGGAAGACAGGTAAGCCATAAGTATCAATGAATCCCTCGTAGGACCATTCCATAGGTATGAACAAACTATATAATCCTGAGCTAGTCTGTCCATTGGCGTTTCTTTTCGTAACATCTGAGTTGTAATAAAGTTTCTTAAAATCTTCTCCTCCTTTGTCTAAAGCATTTGATGTTGAACCCATCATACACTTACCAATAATCCGACTACCTAATCTTAAACAAGTTTTAGTAACCCTCCAGTTGTTTAATATG